TGATGCGCTGGTGGATGGACGGAAATTGCGGCGTGGCTTGAAGCTTTGGACGGTGTCGGTTTCGACCTGGAAGGTTGATCTCTATCGCCGGCTTTGGCTTGGGCGTGGCGAGGCAGCGGAATTTCCACCTGGCTGGGTGCATTTGCCGCAGGGGATCGAGGTTGAATGGGTCAAGCAATTGGTGGCGGAGCAGCTGCATCAGATAAAAGACCGGCGCGGCTTTATCCGCCAGGAATGGGCGAAGCTGCGCGATCGGAATGAGGCACTGGATTGCGCGGTACTGGCGCGCGCGGCGCTGTGGTTGTTGGGCGCCGATCGGTATGGCGAGCGGTTTTGGCACAGGCTGAGGGAAGATATCGCGAATGCGCCGGTGGAGATATTGGAGCATCCCCGGCCTGAGCAAGCGCCCAATCCGGACCCACCGCCGCTCATGCGCCGGCCTGGCTGGCTGGCGCCGCGTAGTGGTTGGTTGCGGTGATTACTTTCGGGCGATCTGCTAAAATGAGATACTACAAAGCGGTAACCGCTCGCCCCCAAATTTGGTATCGAGAGCCGCAGGCTAGGAGGTACAAGTTGGTGACTGAGACGTCCATTTCACTCGATGACCATTTCACCAATTTCGTCGAGAAGCAGGTACAAGCCGGGCGCTTCGCTACAGCCAGTGATGTTGTGCGGGCTGGTTTGCGTCTTCTGGAAGAGCAGGAGGCCAAGGTAACGGCGCTTCAGCAGGCGCTGATTTTCGGTGAGGAATCCGGCCAACCAGCCCCGTTTGAAAACGCTGCATTTCTCAAGCGAATGCGCAACAAAAACGCAGGATAAAAACGGGAAATGCTGGTCCCCGGGCCCCGCTTTGGCGCTAAAACACTACTGGTCAACTGTATCAATCTACCGTCACGGAAGAACACCCGCATGCGCCTTTGTGTGATGACAGCGTTGATTTCAATCGCAGCCGGTTCTGCCATGGCCCAGGGCTTTAGCGTGCCTGGCCTGAGCGGTCAGGGTGGCAGCGCGACAGATGCGCTGCGCGGTGCTTTTGCCGAACAGACGCCGGAACAGCGCCGCGCATTTTGCGGCCGCGTCGCGCAGGCGGCGGCGAGCTGCGGCACGATCGAAATGGCCGCCTTGTCGGCCTGCCTGATCCGCACCCTGCCTGCACAAGATTCTGCCCGCGTCGCGCGCGTTGCCAATGCCACGCGCGGGAACGTCGGCGGGCTGATCCAGGAATGCGGCATCACCTTGGGCCGCTGAACACCAAAGCGGACCACCGCCGCGGCTATCAGCCGCGTTGACCCAATTCCGGAGGAAATCATGAGTAACGGGGAACTCCACGCGCGCGAGCGCGAGGATTTGGCGCTGCACGTCGAGCGCTGTGCCGAGCGCTACACGGCGGTGCGCGCGGAGATTTGCGGCCTGCGCAAGCAGACACGCCGCATTGAGGGCGCGATATGGGGCATCGTTGCGGTGCTTATCGCGCTTGGCGCGGGTGGGGCGCAGATCCTGCCGATCCTGCGTGCCCTCTCGCGCGCCGCTGGCGGGTGATCCGCCTTGGATCCCGCAACCCTCGCCTGGGCGCTGGCGCAGCCTGTGGGTAGCCGTGCTGCCGTCCTGGCCTCGGCCTTTACCGGCGGCGTCACGCGTGTGACCTTCGAGGGCCGCACAGTCGAATATCGTAGCCTGGAAGAATTGGGCCGCGCCATCGCCGCCCTTTACGGCGCTGAGAACGCCGCCGCACGGCGACCGGGCGTGACATTCGCCCAATTCTCTCGTTTGGGGTAAAAAGTTACGATGATTTGTGCCGTATATTTAAGGTTTGACGGAATTAGAACATGGACTCGCAATCAGTAAGCGTTAGATGACTATTCTGCGTATGCTACACTTTCTCCTACCAAGGAGATTTACCATGCGCAAAGCCGCGATAATCCGCGTCCGCGTTGAGACGAGCCTTAAGGTCAAAGCCGAGGCTGTGCTGGCTCAGCTCGGGCTAAGCCCAACCGAAGCGATCCGTTTGTTTTATCTCCAGGTTTCACTTCAGGGCGGTTTGCCTTTCGAGGTACGAATTCCGAATGCAGAGACGCACGCTGCAATGAAAGACGCCCGTTCGGGCAAGCAACTCAAAACCTTTAAAGGCGCTGATACTGTCATTCGGGCGGTTGATGCGTGAAGGCGGTAAAGCCCCCCCTAATCGGGCTAGTGCGGCGTTAGTTCTCACGCCGCATAAGCGACATGATTTCATCCGTGCTCATGCTTGAACTGCTGCTACCACGCAGCGCGGCGAACCGGCTGGACTGCCCTCTGGATGCGTGATGTTCGTCACACTTACTGAGCGTGACACCACCATCCTCGGCAAGCGCAAAAGTAACCTTGCTGCCCGGTTCAATACCAAGCAGGTCGCGGATCGCTTTTGGAATAGTCACCTGACCCTTGGCCGTGACTTTCATCGGCATTGCATTCCCCAGAAAAAGCCAAACCAGAACTGCTCCTTGCATAGCGTGCCGATGATCTCGCTATCCACAAAATTCATGGAAATCACCATGCATCAAACCCAACATTGGCAGCCCGCCACACTGGCGGCTGCACTTGGCGTGCCGGATGAGGCGTTCCGCGCCTTTGCTCGGCTGCGCCAGATCGCCTGGGAGGAGGAACTCTCGCCGCCCGAAGCCGCAAGCCTTGCGCTCGCCTGGGTCGCAGCCGACCGCGCTGCCTGCCATGGCGTCATCGCCGAGGCCGCCGGCGCGCTACTTGATGCAGTAACCGAGGCCCCCGCCGAATGAAGCTTCACCTGCGCGCTGCATGGCAGGCCCTCCGGGGTTACGCTGCCGCGCAGGAGAACCGTGCCTCAACCTGGTCGCCCTCAGGCGGCAGTGCCAATGGTGAGGTCGGCATGGCCGCCGCCAGTGTTGCGCGGCGCGCGCGCGATGCGGTGCGCAATGACCCCTATGCCGCGCGCATCGTGGATCTTTGGACCGGCAACGCGGTCGGTGCCGGCATCACGACCCGCTGGCCAGAGACTGCGCATCGCAATGCCTGGCAGGCCTGGGCGGATAGCACGGCCTGTGATGCCGAGGACAAGCTTGATCTCTATGGCCTGCAAGCGCTGGCCATGCGGGCAGTCGTCGAAAGCGGCGAATGCTTCATCCGGCTATTGACCATGCCGACATCGCCGCGAAACCCGATCGGCCTCAGCTTGCAGGTGCTGGAAAGCGATCACCTGGATACGGCGCGCAATGGCGTGGTGAATGGCGCGCCGACCATCCAGGGCATTGCGCTTGGATCGGCGGGCGAGCCGATTGGCTACTGGCTGTTCCCAACCCATCCCGGTGCCTGGATGCTGCCGGGTGCGCGGCTGGCGAGTGATTTCATCCCCGCGCGCGATGTGCTGCATGTGTTTCGCAAGCGGCGACCTGGACAATTGCGCGATGTCTCCTGGCTTGCACCGGTGCTGCTGCGGTTGCGTGACCTTGGCGATTACGAGGGCGCGCTGCTGATGAAGGCCAAGATCGAGGCCTGCCTCGCTGCGGTGGTCACTGATGACGGCGAGGAAACCCTCACCAAGCCCAGCGATAGCAACCCTGGTCTGCTGCGTGATGCGCAAGGCCGCGCGGTGGAAAGCTTTGAACCTGGGATGATCCTCTATCGGCGTGGCCAGGGCGAAGTGAATGTGGTGAACCCGTCCGGCGGAGGGTCGCACACCGCCTTTGCGCGACGCTCACTTGAAGCCGCTGCAGTCGGCGCAGGCCTCACCTACGACCAGGTCTCCGGCGATCTGACCCAGGCGAATTACTCCAGCCTCCGCGCGGGTAAGATCGAATTCCGCCGGCTCTGCGAACAGATGCAATACGGCATGCTGATCCCGATGCTCGTGCGGCCGATTGCCGAGCGCTTTCACGCCCAAGGCGCGCTGCTCGGCCTTTGGGGCGATGCCATGCCGAAGGGCGTCGCGCATGTACCGCCGGCGCATGAGATGATCGACCCGCTCAAGGACACCACCGCTTTGATCGCCCAGGTGCGTGCGGGCTTTGTGCCGCAGCCTGAAGCTGCCGGTGCCTTTGGCTATGACTTCCGCTCGGCAGTCGAGATGATCCGCGAAGCCAATGCAGCGCTGGATGCGGCGGGCATCTCACTCGATACCGATCCGCGCCGTGTCGCCAAATCCGGCGGCGCGCAGGACGCGGCGCAAATGGCGGCGGTAGAAATCGCGGCCACAGGTGCGGCCGGGGCAGCAGCGCCAACGCCGCCAGATACTCCCACAGCATAGGGCTAGACATGACCGAAACCACCGACCCGGGCGGGAGCGATCCCGCGCCGGTTGATCCCGCTTTGCCTGATCGACTTCCCGCCGATGGGCAATCGATCACCGCCCGCCGCGCCATCACCGCACCCGCGACCGTGGATCGTGCCGCACGCACGGTGGAGGTGGTCTGGTCCACTGGTGCGCGGGCGCGCAACTTTGTCCCCTCCCTCGGCGGCATTACCGAGGAATTGGACATGTCGCCCAATGCGGTGCGCATGGCGCAGCTCGGCTCTGGCAATGCGCCAGTGCTGAACACACACCGCAGCCGCGATGCGCGCGATGTGCTGGGCCGCGTGATTGCCGCCAGGCTTGAAGGCGGGCGCGGCCATGCGCGGTTGCAATTCTCCACCGCCGCTGATGTGGAGCCGCTCTGGCAGCGCATTGCGCATGGCACGCTGCGCGCGGTCAGCATCGGCTATCGCGTGCATCGCTATGACCAGCGCCCCGATCCGGTGAGTGGCGAGATGATCTACCGCGCCGTGGATTGGG